GTTTCAATCTCACGCATACAACTCAATACCACTTGTTCTTGTGTTGGCGGTACAAAATGTCTAATCTCATTTGCTCTGCTACAAGCCTCTAAACATTCTCTCACAATCAACTCGGCCAACTTATGAAGCTGTTCTGGTGAAATGTTGTCATATCTCAGATATGTTCCTGGCGGATTATGAGCAATCTGTGCTTTGTGTAAAAGACTTTGAATTAGTTCGTTCATTGAGATTCCTCAAAGGCTTCTTTGAGACGTTTGACTTCTACCGAATCCTCAAAGCAAAGACAGTATTGAAACTGATACTTTGTTTTGTCTATCGGAAGACCATCGAAGTCCCTACAGAAATGTTTATATTTACCGGTCAACGGGGCTCCGTATTCTTTGATGGCATCTATGTCTAGTTCACTCATATTAAATATCGACTCCCTTTTTGACCTGGTTCATTACTGCCTGTACACTCATAGTTGTGGTCAGTTGCTTTGGGACACCTTTTGTTACCACAAACTGGACACACAATCATTCTTGAGAATGTTTCAAATACATCACGTTCCTTTGTGCAGTAATAACAACCACACAGAGATTTTGTAGTTCTTTCGATAAGTCTTTCTATGTCGGTCTCTTTCATTCTTTATCTCTGGTTTCTTCTAATGACTTATTGCGAATCTTTACAAAGGCTTCATATGCTTCTTTAGTACCAATACTATAACCACCGTCACCTGCATGAATATTGGCCCCTGCTTTAATTTTTTCAATCACCTCCGGTTCCTCCCAAAACTCACATTCACAAACATATCTGTCTTCCGTATGACTTGCATCACGGACAAATCCATGTGGTGCATCAGGGTGTGTTTTACACGTCATTTGATTCTACCCACACAGAAGTTCCTACTTTGTCTTCTATGATTTGACTGAGTTCTTTGATTTTCTTTTCTAATTCGCCTACCTTATTAATAGCAGTCCCACCATTAGATACTGGGAGTGTTGTTCCGATTGTTGTCCCAATTTTTGAATCGGCACCAAGTACAAAATCGACCGGTCTTTTACCGTTGATTGTGCCTATTTTATAAATGATTTCATTGATATCTGTACGGTTTCGCCAAGTACCGATGAAGATGCCATGAACTTCACTATAACCATGTAATTTGTTTGCATCAATTAAGTAGACCAAATTTCGTATATCTTCACCTTTGCGGTCCTTTTCGGCAATATAATTATTGTATTCATACAAATTACCAGCAATCACCCATAATAATTTTTGCATTACATACCACTCCGTTTTTTAATTAAAGCCTCGACTTCAGGATCATTCTCTTGGTCTTTATCTGCTACAAACAAAGCACGATTTCTTGGGTCTGCATCAGGTGACGGTCTGGTCAGATAATACATCGCAAGAGAGTTTCTATTGAAGTTACCAGGACAAGCAATCGGTTCAGGAAGACCATGCCATGAATTCATAGTTGTGTCAAACAAAACCGCACGATTGAATTTGTTCTCAACTTTAGTTACCAGTTCTTTAGGCTTACCGGTTTCTTCGTTGTGACTCCATAATTCTAGACCGCCACCCCAAATAGGTTGCCAGTTCGGTGTCACGTAGATAATGATATTGAACTTTCTTTCTAGTTTCAGTTTAGGATGAATAGAATAGTCTTTGTGAATGTTCAGATAACCACCAGGTCTATGTGAGTGCATACCGCCGCCATGAAGACCATAGTCAGGATAGATTTCCTGTAATCCTGTGATTTCGGTAAGTTTGTCTACCCACCATGGTGAACAGAGATAACTGAGTGCCGTGTAGATAGATGCCGGAAACTTGTCCCAATGATTAGAAGTCTTCTTGTCTTCTATCGCATTTAGATAGTGGGCAGTCCATGCATCAGAGTCGTATGCAGGAAACTGATTCGCTATCTTCTTGGCAGTATCCTCACCAAAGAAGTCATCCATAATCAGATGACTAAAAGGCTGAGCCTCTTTAAACTGTTTTAGTAGTTTTGATGTCATTATTAGCTACCACTTCAGTTGGCATTTTTTCTTCTTCAAAATTGTAAAGTCTAAACAACTGTACCGATTTCCAGTATTTGGTATACAGATGATTAATCAAAAGTGCCGCTAATGCTATAACGACAATACCCAAAGACACCAAAATGGCACCTACTAAAAACAATCCATAATACTCTAAGTCCATAATCACTCCTTAATATAATTATTTGCTAGTTCTTGTTTATCGAAAATTGAAACTAATCTTTCATCATTATACACGTTTTCTACTTCCGTGTCAACCTTTTTTTCTTTCTTACCGAAAATAGCATCCCAGTTATTAGAAAAAGTTTCTTTGTCAACACTATAAGGTCTTGGTGAAGACCCTTTACCACCGTCACCCATTATTATTCTCCTTGTAATATCTGTACATTTTAACTATGTAGGCAAACTGTAAAGGGTGGTGTTCTGGATGAGGAACTGTACCACCATTGAATTCTACCAATTTGTTATAAAACTCTAAAATTTGTTCGTCTGTCATCGTTTTGAAATATAAAACTTGTATATATATTAGTATAAACACTAATAGGGGAAACAATGGGTATCATTAAATTTTTTAAATTCTTGGGTCAACGCATGAAACAATCTGAACTAGAACTGTATATCGAATCTAAGAAGCCATCTACAACTGCCGATGTTGAAAGACTCACAAGAGAATTCCAACAAAGACAATTGTTTCGTACATTTGCTTAAGGCGGAGTTTCAGTAGGAAATGGCCAGCGTGTTTGTTCCTGTTCTGATAAAGGTTCATCAGTTTCAAGCCAGTAACGCTTATCCAACACTTCTAAGATTTTTAGCGCCTGCTTGGCAGTCATTTCACCTTTTCCTGGGTCTACTCCTTCGGTAACAACATACCACTCGTCCTTAGGAACATCATACCAACCGTAGACATGCAGTTCTTCTTTAGGGCGGTGATAAATCATATTACCGAATGTGAATGAGGCAACATCATGTTCAGGAAATTCAAACCCTTCTTTACCAGAATTCTTATGTATGAATAAGCAGAAAGACCTCATGTCTTTATTGCCGCCTTCTTCATACCTATAGTTACTACCATCTTCGAATTCTAAATCTCCGAACCCTTCAAAGGTAAGTTTTACTTCAGGATAATCAGATAGATTTTCACCTATCTCTAAATCATCCGGATGGATATATGAGGCATCAGAACTCTCAAAATGTTTTTGTACTAATTCACCGAATCTTGTCCAATCCATTATGATTTAACTCCTAGTTTTAAACTTGCACATCTACCTTCAACGATAGTGACTCTCTTATCTTCTCTGAATTTATTTTCAGCAATTTGAACTTCTGCCATACACACATCATAATTGTTATATGGCTTTTCTACAGAGATAACACCGCATTGATTGCCTGTACAGAAAAATACAATAGCAACATACACTATGTTATCAATCATGCAATTTCACTTAGATTAATGTTAGACCAGGTCTTAAGTCTTTCATTTTTTGAATTTACCGCTTTCAATACATTATCTTCATTGATAATTTCTTTACGCACCATAAGATTAATCATTGCAACTAAGTCACCGATTTCTTCTTCTAATCGTTGTACGTTTGTTTTGTTATTGTATTCTGCATTTATACCGAATCTAAAAATTTTAGATATTGCTTGAGTAACCTCAGCACATTCTTCTTGTGCAATACAGAAAATCTCTTTTTGTTCTTTAGTTAAATCGCTCACAGGTTTTCCTTAAGTAATACTTTTTCATTAATAGGTTGTTCTTTGATATACTGCTCAGAGAATTTTACAGCATCCGCATAATCCCTGATGACAGACATTTTGACAACCTTATCATTCTCCAATAGTTTAACAACCCATCCGTCATTCACTTGTTCAATTAATGTTGAGCGCATTTTATCTCCTATGCAATTAAGTTAATGAATCGGTTAAGAACAACACGATTCGACATTTTACCGGCATTGAATTTTGCAAAGGCTGATGCAATGCCACGGCGAGTTGCATTTTCGGCAACTTCAAAAGTATCTTCATCATCTTCTTCAATATCAGATTTTCTATTTCCGTAACTGTAGATAGAACTCTCTTCAGATTTCAACAAATAGTATTCATCAAAGCCAGCAGTTTTAACGACTGCAAATTTGTTTCTTCTAAAGTCTAATTGAGCATCTTCAAGTTGAATACTTGATGTAAAGAAGTTACTTCTATTTCTTCTCATTTCGCTGGAACTCAAAAGATAATAACCAATCACAGTACAATCAACAGTCTTTTTCATCAATTGAATTAGACCTTTGGTCACAAAAGTTCTGTACGCTTGTTCGATGTATACCTGTTCTCTACTGATAGGATCACGGATAATTGCACCATGATATGCAGATACACCTTGTGTACATCCATATGTTGTTATTCCATCAGAAGGTTTATCAATCCACACATGGTCAATTGTATTGGCTTCACCATCAGTCAAAAACACAGCATGAACTTTTTGAAGTCTATACTTTTCTTTGAATTCTGGTACAAGTTTCATAGCGGCAATGATAGTCTCGTTCAAAGGTGTAGAGCCGAGACTGAACCATCTTGGCATACGTCTACTCATTTGACCATACTCGTCAGTCAGAGCACTATAGTTACAATAGGAACATAAAGCGGCACATGCAGTTGAGAATTCAGAAGAACTCATTCGGCTAGAAAGAATATTTAATAATCTGAAAGAACCGAGTTGCATATCACCTTTTTTAGGTTCTACGACATAGTTTGTAGGTGAGTTTTCATCAGAGAGGCTATCAGTAAGATTGTCAGAAAAAGCATACACTTCGTAAGGTATTGAAACTTTACGGCAGAATAATACTAAGTTAAACAATTGCTTAACAGTACCTTTCAAGTGATTTTGCATAGAACCGGACCAGTCAATAAACATAACTAATCCGTGTGATTTACCATTAGGTACAACTGTGATTTTCTTAAACAGGTCTTCAGCGAAGGTGTAAGAATAGATTTTACTCATATTCAATTCACCTGTTTTAGAAATAGAGGCACGTTTCATCTGGTCTGCATTTTTACGCATTTCAAATTCTTTTACAAGATAAGAAACAATCTTTTCAGATTCTTTGCGTAATTTTTGAAAACCCGCATGGTCTAATGTACCGTTATCGGCAATAAACTGTGCATACAAATCTTTAAAATCAAATACAACTTTTTTAGTGTCGATTTGTGGGACATTCATGTATGTTAAGTCTCTTGATTTTTCATCAAGCAAACGATTCTCATTTCTGCGGTAAGCCTCATCGGTAAAAGATTTTACGTCATCAGCAGGATTGCTAGACTCATAATCAGTATCATCATTATCCTCAGTTAAGTCATCAAAATCCATATCACTATGGTCCATATCGAAATCTTCAGGACTGTCACCGTCTTGGTCTTCAGCCCTACGCATTTTTTCTCTTTGCTCTTCACGCTTTTCTTCGGCTTGTTTTTTCATAAAGGCCTGAATACGTTTAGCAACTTCAACGACTTCATCATAGGTTTCAGTTTCTTGAACTTCTTTTAAAAGTTCTTTCTCTTCATCACTAAATTTAATGAGTAGTTGAGCACCGCCTTTAGAGTGCATGTTAATACGGTCAATGAAATTTAATTGATTAAGGTCTTTACTGGCAGTATCAAAGAAATCACGGTCAAGCAATTCATTATATGCCTTTAAGAATGAACTTCTAAGACCAGGAAACTTAGATTGAATTTTCTTTTCAATACGTACATCTTCTACGACATTTAGAATGCCAGGATTGACAGTCTTAGATTCGATAGCGGCTTTCATGCCTTCTAAAGGTGTATAGAGTGCATGACCGACCTCGTGACCTGTGAATAAGTCGTAAAGTTCGGTTGATAGTTTTTTACTAAGAATCGGAATTGTCAAAATACGATTTTTGACATCAAAGGATGCGGTAGAACACTTACGTTCTTCAACGAGAAGGTTCTCAGTAGCCATCAGTTTAGCTAAAATAGATTTTGATTGAATTAATTGCATAACATTCCTATAAGTAAGACTCTATTATAGCAGAAATAGCCCAAAGGTCAAGTACTTTGTGTGTTTACCGCAACATCTTTCTTTTTTAATACTAAAGTTTGACCTTCAGCGTTGATTTCTATCTCATCTCCTTCTTGCCATCCTGCTTCCGCAAGGACCTCATCGGGAATTTTGAATAAAATCTCGTCAGGATTGTCCGGAATGTCTTCAAAAAGGTCTTCTACATTATAAATTCTCGAAAAATTGGGTTTTTCAATGCTCTCACCCCATGCCTTCATCACTTTGTCGAGTGGTTTGTGGTTAATTTTCATAATTTTCTCTCATTTTTTGTGGATGTTTGGGTTTACGAGCATATTTTACCTCAATTTTATGAGGTTGTACAGGTTTTATCGGTGTCCGACAATGAGGACGTTGCAAATTTACAACAAAGGATGTTTTTTTCTTCATTTTATCGTCTCATACTTGAAATTGCAACGGCTTCTTCGTTATTAAACACAGGAACAGCGTTGGATTTGTGCATTGTTGCAATACCCATCACTTTTGTACCCGTATAAACTTTAGCAGGTGCTTTTGTTGCAACGGCTAAGCCGGTATTTAATGAAGGATAGCGAACTGTCTCGCCTCTTGGTGAGGAAGAAAGTTTGTAGACAAGTTTTTCAGATTTCATAACGACTTTTTTCTCAGGTGTGTGTGACTTTAGCCACGATTCATATTGTTCACGTACTGCTTTTGGTAGTTTATGTTTCTTTGTCTTTTTAAAACTAGGATGTATAATCATTTCTAACCTCCAGAACTTCAATTCTAGCACACCTGTGGAGGTTTGTCAAGGCAATGTTGTATTAATGCAACGGTTTTCTATTTCTAGGTCTTAAAGTTATAGACTCCTGTTCGGCATAATCCATATCGGCAAAATGCTTGAAATTCTTATTCTTTTTGTTTTTCTTACGATTCCTTTGATACTCATTGTAATCTTCTAAAGTATCTTGGTCCTTCCGAAACTTACCCAAAAATTTTGACACCTAATTTACCTCCTTATGGCAACATTGCTGGAAATGCTTGTTTCACAAACTTATAATCTAAACCTTTAACACCTTGGTCTTTGTTAAAGATACCTAAAATAACCTCAGCATCACGAGGCTCTAGTGATTCTAGCATTTGAATGAGTAATTCATTCTGTTTCTTTGGGGTTAGAGAATTTGCAGTAGGATGTCCTTCTCTAAACAAATATAATTTTTTAATTTTGTTACTTATTGTGTCATATGTAAGACCTGGTAATTGGTCTGTCGGTATTTTGTAGTCACTCGGTAACTCTGTAATCTTCCATTGATATTCCGGATGAAAAGTCATCTTCAAAACTTCAACAAGTGTACCGCTTAAATTTCTACCAATGATATTCATTCGTTCTTGATGGCTTTTTGCCTTTTCGAACTCATCGAATATCTCATATATGTTTTTCGTAGCCATTAAAATTCCTCTATTACATCCATTAGATTAGTCAGTCTCTTATCAATGAAATAAGAGAACATTTTTTGCCTTGATTGAGGCTTTACTGTTTTGTATTCGTTTATAATTTTTTCTTTAAGTTCTTTCGGTATGTATCTGAAATCAATCAGTTGACGATTTCTTTCAAATCCTTTCTTAGCCACATCATCAGACCAGTCTTCGTGTGGTGTATTGAGTAACAGAGCAAGATTAGCCTCTGTTAGTGCTTTCTGTCTTCCACCGGATACAAACGTGTCACCAGGAGATAAAACATTAGGTATGCCGTCACCTTTATCACCTTGAATGACTTTTAACTTTAAGTCTTGAATTGGTGATTCGGAAACTAAGAACTTTTTAGTTGCAGGATTGTATTGTGTGACATTCTTAAACATTTGAAGTTGTAGAAAGTCATTGTCACTAGACAGCACTAGAACTTTTTCTTTGTTTGGGTTTGAACTTTCGGCAAGAGTTGCAATAATATCATCGGCTTCTGCACCTTCAACGTCAATGACCTTGTAAGGCATATTTTGCTTAATCTCGTCTTTAAATTTAGTCAGCATATCAAATATGTAGTGCCAATCTAACTTAGACTTTTCTCTGCTCTTCTTTCGGCTTGCTTTGTAGAATTCAAAGACTTCTTTGCGCCAGTATTTTCTGTTATCACAGCAGATGATAACTTCACCGTATTTGTTTTTAAACTTTTTAACGTGTGAACGAATAATATTTAATACGATATGCCTGAACATATCTTCCGGCATATCAAACTGTTTTTTCTGGTCAATTTGTGCCATTAGTCCTGATAGCACAACTTGGTTAATATCAATTAAAATCATATATTCTTTCGGTAGTTACATGTATGATTCTAACATAATTTTTTAAGGC